CGCAGCCTCGTTGTCGCTGATCCAGCCAGTTGCATCCAAGCATCGGATCAATACGGTCCAGGTGCCTGCAGCAAACAAAGTTGACTCAAACCAACGCTGGTCACCAGGAATACCGTCGTTATAAATCGGTAGCGCCAGATCCCAGTCCAGTGAAATACCAGCCTTAAATCGCACCAAGAAACGCTTGATGTCTGTAACTGCTCCTGTTGGCCAGTTGCTTAGATCTAGCTGTGAAATTGGGTCATCTTCTGGGAAACCTTCGCCGGGACCAAAACCGCCAGGAGATACAACCGTGTTTGATGTCGGCATGTTCCAACTGAAACGCCGAAGAGTTGGCGTGCTCTTCTTTGGAACGTCAGTAACTACCGTGAAATCAAGTGGTGCAGGTGGGACAATGTCGTTTTCACGGTCCACTGTGATGGTTGCCACAGTGTCACCTTGTAAACCTCCAATAAATGTCAGCAGCCGAATCTGGCATTCCCAGTTAGTGTCTGCGTGAAAAATACAAACTGCATACTTTTCAACTTCGTACTCGCCATAGATGTAATACCCGGTTGGCAACGGGTCGCGGATACCTTCGAGTTCTTTGCCAACTAGCGGACGGTTTGGTAAAACCTCAAGCTGCACACCGCTTATGTATGGAGGAAGCGTTCCATCCGTAAATATCCACGTAAATAGTTGGCCACCTGTGCTTTGGTTCCAGAAGTCAAGGTCACAATTTGCCGGATTGCTGAGGTCCGGCATTGGGAACCATGTTGTAATTGCATCTACTTCTGAATTGGCCCAGTCGCTTTGTACGCCTGTTCTACCAATGGCTGCAATGCGTACTTTAAAAGCATCTGTAATGACAAGATCGTCAATTGGGATTAGTTCCCGGTTGTCGATTTGATTTGGAATTGACTTCCAAACATTGTCGTAATTGACCGTTCCATTGGGTTGGATCTCTCCAGCCATGTACTGCAAACGGTATTCACGAACTGTTACGTCAAAACCGTTTAGAACTTGGTTGCCAACTGGAGATTCCCATTCAACCTCGATCTTGGCCTGGTTATTGTCCCAAATAACCTGGGCAGTCGTAATTGTGGGGGCCGTTGGGTTCTCAAAGGTAAATAAGTAACTTTGGTTGTCGTTTAGAGGAGTATCAAAATCAACGGCGTTATAAATGTCCTCTCTGTAACGCAACGCAGAGACTTTGTATATTCCACGCTCGCTTTCCTCGACACCAAGAACACGGAAGGGCTGCGCTGTTAAAGTTGGCAGCTCCAGCAACCAAGGAAACGCCGCCGAAGGACGCTCTGTAACTGCTGCCCAATTAACTGTGATTGTCGTAGCGGTGATATTTGTGGTGGCAACTTCGCGCAGAATTGGCTGGTTTTCTGCGTCGTTCACCATGAACGAGAACGTACCAGTCTGACCAACTGCACTTGTTGGGACTTGATCTACAACAATGTCGTTGCCTGAAACACTTACAATCCGACCGCCGTAACGGGCTGCAACTTTTAATGGGTCGGCAACCTTGATGTAGTCACCAGGGCGTACCGCCATCCCGATTTCGTTGGTCGAGAATAAAACGGTGTCGTCAAGTAAACGCTCTGACAGAAGTAGCCATTGCGCTGCACGTAAAGCTTGGCCACGACTGGTTACGCCAATCAAACGCAGGTCAGTGGAACGGTAACCGAAACGAGCAATTGCTTCTTCGTCAGCTACATACTCCACACGCGGCTGGTAGTTGTCTGCTGGGTCGTCCCAGCTAACCAGACAAACTGTGTGGCGGGCACGTTTTGCTACACCTGCATACTCAAAGTTTCCGCGACTTACCTTCCCGTCTTCCGTAAACTCTTCAATCGTGTTTGATTCGTTAAAGGTAAATACAGGAGTTAATGGTCGGTCCTGAACAGCAACAATGCTGCCCCCGCCGTAGTACATAATGCTGCGGAAAATACTGCCTAATTGCTGCAGTACGGTCCAGGCTTCTTCTGCTGTTTGAAGGATGACATTACATGTAAAGCGGGGCTCCGATCCACCGCTGGGTGAATCCACCAATCCATCGCAGTACTGAGCAATTGAATAAAGAGACCACTTATCAATTTCAGACTCAGAAATGTAGCTGCCTAGGCCGTAACGATCATTAATAATGATGTCGCGCAACACCCAAGCTGGATTATTGCTATAAGCCCGTTTGAACGTTCCATCCCAGGTGCCTGCGTATGTTCTTGCTACTGGGTCATAATTTGTAGGAACTTCAAGGATTAGACCTTGTAGTTCGACGCTTACTTCTGGAAGGCTGTTATAAACATCAGCCCGCAAACTCAGTGAAAGCACTGAACTTGTTGGGTAGCGCAGCTTTTGGTTTAACGTGCTGACTACTGTGGAGAACGCAAATACGCTGCGGTATGAGTCTTTAGTGTTATTTCGTGAGCTGTCGTCAGCAGTATTTCGGGTAACAGTAATGGCCCACGGACCAGGGCCTTGTAAGTTAAATTCGTGTTCCCGTTGAAAGTTGGAACTAAACTTGCCGCTAATTGTTCCGCTAAAAGCAGTACGGACTACGGAAGCGTTGTCGGTGTAATGGACTCTATAGTCAACTGCTGTAGGTTTTACATCCCCGTTTTCTAGGTTCTGGTATACAAGACTTGCAAAAGTAAGTAGGACTCGGGCGCTATACGTGCTTGTGGGATCCGCAGCAGTAATTGTTCGCGTTACAGGAGCCCCGTTGTTGACTGTCGTGTCAACGCTAGTTACTTCGCTGATGTTGAAAAAGCCAGGGCACGCACTTTGATTGAGCGTTCCAAGGGTTAGTGCTAAATCTTCGGGTTGTGTTGTTTGCGCGTTATTGGTTAGGCGAATTGGTGTGTCGTCTAGGTAAACCGACTTCTCTAGGCCGTTGATTGTTCGGCCACCTACAGGCCCTTGGATTTCACCTTCGCACAGTAAATACTGTAGTTGAGCAAAGCTGGTGGAACGTAGCTTTGGGTCGTCGTCTGTGCGAACAGGCTTGTATGTGTCCGCAACAACCGTTTGCTTTACAACGGTCTTGCGGTTTCCGCCACCGCCGCCACCGCCGCCGCCAGCACCTTCAATAACTTTTGGATCAATCATTAGACAGGAACGCCGTTGATGTAACCGATTAGATCTTGACCACTGTTATAAGAAATGTTCCTACTGCTAGGTAAGTTCCTTAAGTTAAAACTAATTACTCGTGGGGATTGGACACGCCTTTGCCCATAAAGCAAAGGAACTGATTCCCCTTGACCGCCTGTTCCTTGATTACGACTGAAGAGGTTTGATTCTAAAGTGCTGGTCTCAGATGCTTCCGTTCCACCGCGTGTACCCGTTGCGCCTGGAAGATTGTCTAGTTTTGGCGTAGGTGTCAATAAACCAGCAACACCGCTAAGAATTAGTCCACCACCAAGTAAACCAACACTTAACATGCTGCTTAAACCAAAAGCTGCAGCTGGCACGAAAATCGCAACAGCCACTAGAGCAATGCCAAGTATAATTTGAAACACATTACCACCGCCACCGCCCGCACCCTCCATTACAGGTGCAAAAACAACCGTATGCGAAACACCAATATCTAGAGTGTTTTCGTCGCGAAAATCTCCATCTGATACAACGCGCCAAGCAACGCCACGCTGCGCCTGGTCTAATACCCAGGGCCTTAGCTCAGGAAATAAGTAGCACAATGCACGAAAAGCTTCAGCTGGGGATTGGACCGCAAGCTTAAATTGGCGACCGAATTTACGCCCCGCAGCACCTAATAGCTTTATGGTGACTAGCTGCTGCATAGTTCTATAGGTCGTACTATAGAGTTTACCCGCCGCAGCCAATGACTACCCAGTCTGCTTTTACAACTTAGTTTTGATGCTGGGTGGTGTAAAAAATAGTGGTTTGTGGTAACCACTCCAACATGGTCTGTATGGCCATGGTGACTCCCGACATTAAATAGCAAAATATCGCCAACCCTAGGCTCATCAACACGGCGACACCATGTTGACCATTCTTCATCAAAAGGCTTGAAATGTGGTTCGTCCCATTCGCCCCAGGTGCCCCTTTCCCATTCGGGGAGGCGTACATCACGTTCACGTTCCAGCCAATCGCAAATCAGGCTGTAGCAATCCCAGATACCCCAAACATAAGGGCGGCCTTCATAAGGTGCGTATGACAACGGGTCGCATTCGCAAAACTTATTACTGCTCAATGTGTAAACGGCCCATGGCATTTGACCATCTGCGTGGATAGCTAGCTGGTCGCGCACACTAAACCTCTCCATTTCTAAATGGCTGTGCCAGCAACCCACAGCTTCTGCGTATTCAGCAACCGTGCTGGCTTCTATGCGGAATTCTTCTTTTGGATTCTTTGCTGTGTTGGGTACTTGGATGACAGAACCATCCGGCATCACAAAACCGCAGGTCTCTTCTTCAGGGTTTGTGCCAGCTAGTTTTCTTATCTGTTCTTTTTGTTGCTCTGTCAACCAGTTCATATCAGAGCTGTAGACCTGGAAACCCACCATAGGGTAGGTCACCATTGCCAAAGCGTAAGCGGCAACTACTTAGACGTTTTCCGCATTGGTCATTAGCAATGTTGCTTGTTGGTACATCCTTAGCAGTTGCAACCGCTCCACCCGAATAACCGCACTCTGCACTACGGTAAATCCACGGGCATGTAAAGCGAAGGGCACGACGGCCAGGAAGCCGCACGCCGTCAAGGTCAAAGGTGGTACTTAATTTAAATGTGACTGCTAGTTTATTTTCATTATCCTTTTGTTGGATAACCCACAACTCATCGGGCCAGTGTGCATTTGGATCCGCAGTGGTTTGGTCGTCTAGGTAGCGGCGTAAAACCCTGCGGCGGCGTAGCTTTGCACCAACTAAATCGTCCCAGGTGTTGACCAAGGCTGTCATTTGAAGGCCAATATTACCTATGGTTATTGCTGGACTGGGTGGTACGCCTTCGGAACGCATCTCAAAACCACCGGCCTGTAAGGGTAATGCAATATGCGTATCCCCCGCATAGCTAACGGGTTGGCCGTCTGTTACGACCCAATTTACGAAATACACGAACCGATTTTCGGGTGCAATGCTGGAGTCAATCGGTAATAGGTCCAAGCGGTACAGATCAATGACTGCATCGCCGCTTAAACCTTGTAAATCCGCGTTGTTTTCAAAAGAACGGTCGTAGGCCATTACACGTAGAACCGGCTGATTGTAAATGAAATGGATGCTAAAGCATTGGATGAATAGCTACGCTGCCACTCAATAGGGTCTAATACCCACTTTTTAACTGTATCGTCGTCGGGCGCTTGCCAGTCAAAATGGTCCGTACCAAGAGCTTCTAGTTCTTGCTCTAGAACAACAAGTTTGTCTGTAGCCATTGCGGGGGTGCTAATAGCCCACTTTTCCATTATTGGATTCACACCGTCTTGGCGCCTGGCTCGGTAGCCGTCGCCAAACTGTGTTTCCAAGTACCGGAATGACGTGGTTTTCGTGGCTTGTACTACAACGCTGAGGCTGCTCAACGTCATCTGGCCGTAGTAAAAAAATGACATGTCTTATCTCCGGGAAAGAACACCGCCGGGACGCTGCTCACGTTGAATAACAGCAACCATCATCTTATTTAATTGCTTCATGGCTTCTGATCCACTACCGCTGTCGTTGGTTGATGTAGCTCCGTCCTTACTGATGTTATTAGTGATGTTGACGACCGTTCCACCCAGACCATCATTGGGTATAACAGTTCCGCTTTGTCCGGGCACCACAATTTCTGGACCGCGCTCGCCGACTAGATACGGCTTATTGGCGCTGACTGGGCCGCCGTTGGCTCTGAAACCACCTCTTGAAGCTATATCGGCAAAAATATCGCCACCACCACCACCACCACCACCACCACCACCACCACCACCACCGCCAAAGCCTCTGGCTAAGAAACTAAAGATTCCTTGGGGGTTGGATTTACCGCCACCTAAAGCACCTAAAGTTTGCGCGATCCCTTGCATTATCAGCATTTTTGCAATAGTCCTTAGCAGA